TAGAGAGGCCATGAGCTGGCTGCAGAAAGTCAGTCGCTTGGCAGCTTTGGAAGATTTACCCGTTACTTGGAGCACGCCTTCAGGATTTGTTGTCTTACAACAGTATAGGGAGATAAGAAGCAGGCGCATTGAGACAAAATTAGGTGAATCAATAGTTAAGCTTTCCATTGCAGATGAAGGCACTAGGTTATCAAGAAGAAGACAACGCTCAGGAATTTCACCCAATTTCATTCACAGCCTAGATTCAGCAATGATGAGTTTAGTGACTTGTAAAATGAAAGCTCAGGGAGTTCACCATTTTGCAATGATACACGACAGTTACGGAGTGCACGCCACAAACGTGGAGAAACTCTCAAAGTGTCTGCGGCAAGTTTGCGTGGAAATGTTTGAGCCTGACTTGCTGGAAAAGTTCAGGAATGAGATACACGCCATGCTGAGCTCAAAAAATCAGGGCAAGATTCCACCACTTCCGGCAAAAGGTAAATTAATTTTAGAGCAAGTACTTGAAAGTGACTACTTCTTTGCCTAAATATATACTGTAGTGCTTGCACTACATAATAACCGACACCTTATAATAGATTAAGCCGAAACAAATTGACTACAAGGTAAATTATGAAACAAGAAAATATAGTTACACCTAAGGGAGTGCTGGTTTATCCGCACTTGAACAAAGCTGATACGAAGTTCGATAAGGACGGAGTATGGAGAGCTGGCCTTAGGTTGTCTAAAAAAGAAGCTGAAAGTCTTATGAAGGATTTAACTGATAAGATTAAAGCTAATGTTACAGCTGAAACTCAAAAACGAGGAAAACAAGTTAAAGTTGCTAACAATCCTTTTTCAGAAGATGAAGAAGGAAACATACTATTTAATTTTAAATTAAAAGCTAGCGGCACTAGAAACACTGGTGAGAAGTGGAATCAAAAACCAATTCTATACGATAGCAAGGGTAATATTTTTGACCCTAAAGATAAAATTATTTGGGGTGGCACAGAAGCTAAAATAGCTTTTCAACCAATCCCATACTTTGTTGGCGCTGTAGGCGCTGGCGTTTCCCTCCGATTAAAAGCTGTGCAAGTTCTTAATCTAGTAACTGGTGGAGCTGACGCTACTTCTTTTGGATTTAAAGAAGAAGAAGGCTTTGAAGCGAAAGAGAATAATGAAGACGTTGCGCCTGAAGAGGCACAAACGAACTCTTCGGACTTCTAAATTTCGCTCAGGACTAGAGGAACTCATAGCCATGCAGTTAAAGGATTTGGGAGTTAAGTTTAAATACGAGACTCTCACAATCCTTTACAAAAAACCTGAGGAGAGCGGACGTTACACGCCTGATTTTATTTTACCAAATGGAATTATAATTGAAGGCAAGGGACAGTTCGTAACTTCAGACAGAAAAAAGCACAAGCTGATTAGAAATGAGTACGGAGATAAATATGACATTCGATTCATTTTTTCTAATCCCAATACTCGCATAGGTAAAAAAAGTACAACGACTTACGGGGACTGGTGCAAGCGATACAACTTTAAATACGCTGCAAAAGTAATTCCTCAAGAGTGGATAGATGAATAAGATAAAAATTTTAGATTTGTTCGCAGGGATTGGTGGCTTCTCTTTAGGATTGCATAGTGCTTCTGAAAGATTTGAAACAACAGCCTTTGTAGAGCGCGATAAGTTTTGTCAAAAAGTTTTAAAGAAAAATTTTCCAAGAATACCAATTTATGAAGACGTAAAAGAATTTAAACCAAATGAAGAAAATATTAAACCAGACATTATCACAGCAGGCTTCCCATGCCAGCCTTTCAGCCAAGCAGGAAAACAAAACATTAATGACGACAGAAACCTCTGGTCAGAAACTCTTAGAATTATCAAAGAGTGCAGACCCTCTGTTTTTGTTGGAGAAAACGTTGTTGGGATTGTTAAACTCTATCTCGATACCATTCTCCAAGATTTGGAAAGCGCAGGCTACTCCCAAACGAGGTGCTTTAATATTCCAGCTGTTAGTGTCGGCCTCCAACATCAAAGGAAGAGAATTTTCTTTGTGGCCTACTCCGAGAGCAAGTGGTCAGGAAAATCCAAAGAGCTTGATAAAGAGAAAAGGTTTGAGGAAAGCAATACAACACAATCTGACAGCAGCAGTGCAGATGTACCCAACTCCAACGAAGGGCATGCACAAGCAGGACGTGAACGACAACGGGCAGTATGCAAAGAGAGTGAAGGACAGCGGCTTTCAAGTGATGTTGCCAGCCTTCGTGAAACTTTCAGCGAAACAAAAAACTGGTGGCAGACTCAATCCGACATTTTGCGAGGCGTTGATGGGGTTTCCTCTGAATTGGACAAAAATCACAACAACAGATTGAAGGCGCTCGGAAATTCTTTGTGTCCTCAAATCATATACCTAATCGGATTATCAATCATGGAAACTTATAAAAATAATTATGCCTAGAAGAGTAACGGATTTAATTTTCGTGCATTGCTCAGCAACGAAACCATCAATGGATATTGACGTAAAAGAAATTGATAGATGGCACAGAGAAAGAGGATTTCTCAAAGTCGGTTATCATTTTGTCATTAAACGTGATGGCACTAAAGAAACTGGCAGAGACCTAATGGAAGCAGGAGCGCACGTTAAAACGTACAATCACCGCTCCATTGGTATCTGCTTAGTTGGTGGAGTATCTGAAACAGATGTAAATGTCTGGGAAGATAATTTCAACCCAGAGCAATACGCAACACTTTACAATCTTTTAATAGATTTAAAAAAGCAATTCCCTGACGCGTTAATCCTGGGACACAATGAAGTGAGCGCCAAAGCTTGTCCTTCATTCAATGTACCGGAATGGTTGGTGAAAAAAGAAATTATTAAACCAGCAGTAGTAACCACGCCTGAAGAAAAAGAACAACTCGAAGAAGCACGCGAAAAATATAGGAAGGAGCAACTTGACATATTCAACCGCCAACGAAAAGAAGAATAGTTTTGTAAGACATGAGCCTTGCCCTGGTTGCAAAAGTAGAGATAACCTAGCTAGGTACTCTGATGGGTCAGCTTATTGTTTTGGTTGCAAGTACACAGAGAGGTCTCAAGATATGCCCTCTGTTGTTTCAATTTCAAAACCAAAATCAAATCCTATTTTCTCTGAAGGAGAATTTAAAGATTTAAAGAAAAGAAGAATCTCCGCTGAAACATGCAGGAAGTTTAATTACAGTGTTGGAACGAGGGACGACAAGAATGTTCATGTCGCGAACTACTACAATAAAGATTTAGAACTCGAGGCGCAGCACATTCGCTACCCAAATAAGGACTTTAAATGGGTAGGTAAAATCCAAAATGTTCTTCTGTACGGACAGCACTTATGGCGTGATGGCGGTAAGATGCTGGTCATAACAGAAGGAGAACTGGATTGTTTATCGGTATCTCAATATGTATTTCAGAATAGGTTTCCTGTTGTTTCTATCCCTTCTGGTGTTCAGTCAGCTCCAAAGTACGTTGCTGCTAATATCGAATGGCTAGAACTATTCGACCATGTAATCTTCTGCTTTGACAATGATAGTAAAGGCAAAGAAGCGGCCATTAAATGTGCAGCTCTTCTATCTCCAGCTAAAGCTAAAATTTCTTCGCTCCCTTTAAAGGACGCAAGCGACATGATTCAAAACGGCAAAGCCAAGGATTTAGTGGACTGCGTTTATGGCGCAAAGATTTACAGACCTGACGGGATAAGAAGTGGAAGTGAAACCTGGGAACTGATAATTGCAAAAGATACTGATTCTACATGTGACTATCCGTATCAAGGATTAAACACAAAATTAAGAGGACTTCGTAAAGGAGAAATCATTACGCTAACTGCTGGCTCAGGAATAGGTAAGAGCCAAGTATGCAGAGAAATAGCTCATCATTTAATTAAAAGAAATCAAATGGTAGGCTACATAGCCTTAGAGGAAAGTATTCAGCGAAGCATGCGCGGATTGCTTTCTATCTCTCTAAACAAACCAATTCATTTGCAAGAAGTGCGAGAAGAAATTCCTGAAAAGGAAATAAAGAAAGCCTATGACTCACTTCGTAAGAATGTTTTTTTCTATGACCATTGGGGGTCTTCAGAAAGTGAAAACCTTATGAGTAAAATAAGGTATCTTGTAACAAGTTGTAAATGCGACTGGATAGTGCTTGACCACATATCAATTATTGTCTCAGGATTAGATGGAGACGAAAGAAGAATGTTAGACAGCACAATGACTAAACTTAGAAGTTTAGTTGAGGAATTAAAATTTGGAATACTTTTAGTTTCACATTTAAAAAGACCTATTAATAGTAACAGAGGACATGAAGAAGGATTAACAACTTCAATGTCTCAACTCAGAGGCACTGCAGGGATAGGACAAATATCAGACATTGTTATTGGTTGTGAAAGAAATCAACAATCTCATGACCACCCAAACTTAATGACGATTAGAATACTTAAAAATAGGTTTACTGGCGATACGGGCATTGCAACATATATAAAATATAATGCTGCTACTTGTAGATTAATAGAAGAAGGATATGACTTTTCAGAAACCGCAGGACATAGAAGAGGAAATGATTTCTAGTTTTATAGATGAATTTCTTCAATCTGACCCTGACTACGAATTATTAACTCGGGAAGAACAAGACAAAACTTTTGGTATCTATCAAATAATACTAAGGGCTGTTTACAAGTCTTCCTTTCATGAAAATGTTTATCCAATTATTTTTGCAAATGACACTCCTTCAAAAAAGGTAGTCGAAAAAGCAATGAACAAAATTCAGGACATACTTCCTGAGGTGCGAAAAATCACTGTTTCCCTGGTAAATTAGCCAGGTACAATCACACCACCCTCCTCGATTAAGGCCTTCACAGTGCAAATATGAAGGAAAAATTTTTAAAATATTATGAAATTTGTATTCGATATAGAGACAAATGGATTATTGGACGTTTTAGATACTATTCATTGTATCGTTCTTAAAGATATAGAAACTGAAAAAGTTTATAGCTTTACACCTGACAAGGTAGAAGAAGGTTTAAAACTTTTAAGTGAAGCGGACGTAATCATTGGTCACAACATTATTAAATTTGATTTACCGGCAATTAGAAAAGTATATCCAAATTTTAAAACAAGAGCTCACGCTACAGATACTTTAGTTTGCTCAAGATTAATTTGGTCTGATGTAAAAACACAAGACTTTCAAAATGCTTCTCGATATGGTTTCAATACCAAGCTGATAGGCTCACATTCTTTAAAGGCCTGGGGTGTCAGACTTAACTTACACAAGGGTAAGTTCTGTGAAAACACCGACTGGAAAAAATGGTCGCCTGAAATGCAGGGCTATTGTGAGCAGGACGTAGAAGTAAATAATTTATTCTTTAGAGTAATAGAGAGTAAAAAATATTCTCAACAAGCTTTAGAACTAGAACACCAATTCGCTGTATGTATTTCATTGCAAGAACGACATGGATTTAGTTTTGATAGAGAAGCTGCAGAAAAACTTCTTACTGATTTAGTTAAAAGAAGATTGGACTTAGAAGCTGATTTACAAATCGCGTTTCCTGAATGGCAAAAAGATTTAGGAGAGTTCATTCCTGCAAGAAACAATAAAGCAAAAGGCTACATAAAAGGAGTTGCAATAAACAAATATGAAACTGTTACTTTTAATCCTAATAGTCGTCATCATATTTCTTTTAATTTAAAAAATAAATATGGTTGGAAACCCAAAGAGTTCACGCCTGAT